GGGTCAAACTCCTCGGGATCATAACCGCCTTTCATTGTTAACTCCCTTTTGACAAAACTAGACCTATAACAGTCCTTATAATCAATTGGGTTAAGAATCAATTCTTGGCGGGCTACATCATGCTGTTTCTGGCGGCCACGAGGGAATTTAGAATTCCAGGCGTCATAATCAATCGATTCTTCATAGACTACAGGTAATTTATAACTATAGTCAGAAGAAAAGTTAATGACTTGCTCCCAAATATCTAAATTTTCAACAGGAACCATCATAGTAGCACGATTTCGCACACTAACTTCTTCGTTTTGCAGCGAAGAACGAGGTACAACGGGTATATATTGAGCAAAAGTTGGAGCAACAGCATAAAATTCGCCTTTCTCATTCTCTAACTCCAATTCAGGCACTGATACTTTAGCTCGATCACGTAATGGTTGTAGGTGGCGGTTCGACTCGTACCCAGGCAACCCATCAGGCCACCCTGTCCGTGCGTCCACCTCCTGATCACCAGAAGATCGATCATCATCATAATCAGAAACCAAATCAGACTCAACAACAAAGTCGCTATTCACCCATTTGTAAATTCCACCACCAAATGCACACAAGGCAAGTGTAGCCCAACCGACCTTAGACCAATCAAATCTTTCAACACTGGGAAACTTAAATCGAGAATTCTTTATCTGATATAAACCAAATGCAGAAACTCCCAACAAAGCACTCCATCGTGCTAATCGATCATCCCACAAGCCTTGTAAGGTGAGTACTTTACGTAAAGCGATATAACGACCATGCATAGAATAAGAACACAAATTATTGAATGCCATTATTTCCTTCTCCAAAGAATATATGAACGCATATGCAGCACCAAACGTTTTACAGTCAACCAAGACGTCCGGTGGTATATCAAGCTTATCGTGTGAACAATAAGAACTCATATATCGAATACAAGTTCGCAATGATTTCTCATTGCGCTCAACACCAATCATCTTAGCTGCAACAGCTGCAATCATTGATTTGGGCAGTAAAACACGACGTTCTTGTCCAGTTTTCTTAATCCAAACGAATTTATAAAGAGAATGAACATCATCACCATCAATCCCCACGAATTCAAGTGCTGGTTTAAGCGACTCAGCATCATGTGGATTAACGACTCCTTTCACAACTCCTTCAAAATCAGTACGGCGGAAAACATCAAACAAACTCATCGTTTCACGTTTAACTGGTTCCAAACCAGTGGGTGCCTTCACAAATTTCAATACCCA